TCCTCGAGGAAGTTAAACAGCGCGAACCGGCCCGACATGTCGAACGGCACCACCTCGACGCCATTCAGCGTCAGCCCTTTGACGAGCTTCAGCCACACGTCCCGCGTGCTGCTGATGTGAAACGACGACACCAGAAGCGCCCTCATGCCTTCTTCATCCTCACTTGCAGCACACTTCCCATCTCGTTGCGGAACGCCTTCAGGAGTTCCCACCGCTTGATACCGTACAGCTCGCGATGCGCTTCGTGGTCGTCGGCCACCGACGATCCACGCATGCCGCGCCGGTAGGACTCCTTCGTGCAGAAGTACGAGAACGTCTGCGGCACGAACGGCGGGGAGACGTGCGTGGGATCGGCAATGGCCGTCCAGAACGGGAAGATCGGGACTTCGATGTCCAGCACGCCCTCCGGCTTGAGGATGCGCCACATCTCGTTCATCACGTTGATGAGCGTGTTGGCGTAGACGACGCTGCGGTTATCCCAGTCGATCTCCATCGTCGTCGCCGGGAGATGTTCGAGGACGTGGTACGCCTTGAGTTCGATGAACGTCTCGTCCTCGAACGGCCACGGGAGCTGCATCATGTCGTGTGCGAAGTCAGGGCTGTAGACCGGGGAGATGTCCATCGTCTCCCAGCCTTCTTCGCCCAGCCCGCCCGCGCCGATGTCGAGCTTCCGTCCTTCGACGGGCTTGTGTCCGTTACGGGCTTCCTCGATCCACGCCACTTGTGCGCTCATGCCGTCACCATCGCTAAGTAGTTGATGTCTGCCTGTACCTGGTTACTGTCTGCCGTCTGCTCGTAGTTCACGACTTCCTGCATTACGAGATCGTCAACCGCCCCGGCGATGGTGGAGTCGGCATAGATGGCCGCGATCAGGCTTGAAGCCCCGGTGGGCCAGATCATCGCGTCGATCGTGTCCTGTGACTCCGTCAGCTTCGCCTTCGCCACCTTCAGCCTCACGATGAACCGCACCTCGTACTTCCCCTGGTGGGCCGATGGCCGGATCAGCGGGTCGCCGCCGATCACGGTCGCCGTCACCGAGTCGGCCTTGCCGAGCTTCGCCGTGGCACGCGGCTCCACACCTGTCACGGTGTCCAGCAGCGTTGCGACGCCCGTGCGGATCGTGGCCCAGCTCAACATGCCTCCGTCGTAGGCGACTGAATACGCGCTGCTGTATGCCCCTGCCACATCACCCCGCCTTGAACACTTCGATCTTCGATCCCCGCAGCATGGTGATGCCGCCGCCCGTGGTGCCGTTGGGGTTGCGGAACTGGAACACCACCTCGCCCGCACCTCCTTCGGCGTCCACCGTGAAGATGAAATCCATAACTTCGTATTGCCCCGAGCCAGTTGAGATTTGAATCTCCCCCTCACTGAACGGGTCGAGCGCATAGCCAACCGGATACGGAGCCGATGGTGCGGTCGCGAACGGCAATCCAATCGACGGCTGCACCCCCAATGGAGCGGTCATTGTGGTGAAGATGATCCCCGTGTCGTTTGTAACGCTGAAGATGAGTTGCCCGCGCCCGACGTAGTAGCTGCTGGCATCCACCTCGAACCGTAGGTGGATGTCGTCCTCGTACGTCGTCAGCGCGTAACCCTGATCCGTCGTCTTGATGATGGGCACCGACGACGCGATCAGATCCCGGCCGTCCTGGGCGCTGATCTCGCCGTCAACATTGTCCGCGTACAGCGTCAGCAGTTCGCTTCGGGTGCGGATGGTGTCAACCATTGAACGCCTTCCCGTATGCCTTCTTGTCGTAGTCGCGGTTCTTCTTCGGCTTCTTCACAGTTCCCCCGCGATCCGCTCAGCCGTCTTACGTGCTATACTTCGCCCATGCCCGCCACATGCTCTATCGAATCGTGCAAGAAGCCTGTCATCGCACGCGGCTGGTGTTCGGCGCATTGGACTCGCTGGAAGCGGCACGGAAACACTGCCGTCACGCTTAAGGCGCCTAACGGAAGCCTTGCTGGTAAGGCGTGTTCTGTTCGTTCGTGTATCAGCCCAGCGCTTGCACGGGGTTGGTGCCGTATGCACTACCAGCGATGGGCAACGACGGGCGATCCCCTCAAAACGAAGCCAATGGGCGGTCCGATCAAGCATGGTGGCGCTCGCGGGAACGGCCCGCGCAGCCCCGAGTACAACGCTTGGGACGGAATGAAGAAGCGATGCTACAGCCCCACCCAGCGCCGCTACTCCGAGTGGGGTGGCCGCGGGATCACAGTCTGCGATCGCTGGCGCTACTCCTTCGCGGCGTTCCTTGAGGACATGGGCAAGCGTCCCTCGCCACGACACTCGCTCGATCGGATCGACAATGATGGGCCGTACTCGCCCGCGAACTGTCGTTGGGCCACTGCCACGCAGCAGGCCCAGAATCGTCGTCGTCCCAAGAACTAACACGTTCACAGTTGCTCCGTAATTCGCAGAGCGGTGGCCCTGAGAACCCTCGGCGCCATTGCCTTGACGATGCCGACGTTCTTCTTCTGCCACGCCGTGCCCCTGGTGCGGGGCCGGATCAGCGTCGTCTCGGCTGTCAGCACCAGCTCCTCGCGCTTCTGCGTGACGGTGTTCCGCTTCGAGCCGACGCCCTTGCCGCCGCGGTTCATGCGCTCCTCGAACTTGTGCAGCGACTCGCGGATGATGGCCTGCTCCACGATCGGCGTGATCTTCTTCTCGAACAGCGGCCCCTTCAGCGTGACGGTGGCGGTGAGGTTCATACCGTCACCAACCCATAGCTGTAGACGAGATCGCTGATCAGGTTCCGCGCCTGCGCGTTGGTGCTGATGATCGTCCCGAGGTCCGTCACCTGAGAGATGCCGCGGTTGCCCTCCAGTCGGAGGATGCCCGTGATCTGGATCGTCGCTGCCTTGATCGCCGCCGGCACCGCAGGCCACCCGAACACGCCGATTACCTGCACCCGCGCTCCGGCAGGCCAGTTATGCACCGTCCCGTAGTCCGTCAGGCCGATGCAGCGGTACGGCCCCGGTTCCGAACCGTCGCCTGCGTTCAGTGGCAGCAGCTCGTAGTCTGTCGCCGCCAGCGCCGTCTCGTCCGCAAACGAGCCGTCCCGGTCCGTGTCGATCTTGATCGTCGTCACCGATACCAGGTCGCCGACGTCGAGCGTCGTGTACCCGTCGCCCACGAAGATGCGCGTGGCGTCCGAGGCGTCCTTCGTGAAGAACCGGTGCGTGACGCGCTCGATGTACCGCGTGACAGCGGTGGCGTCACCGAGGACTTCGGCGTCCTCGCCCGTGTCCGTCTTATCGAGCGCCGCTCGATACTCGGCAGCCGTGCAATACGCATCTGTGACTGCCATCCATTACCCCTGCCTGAAGTCCCCTGAAGGACAGTTCTTGACGCCGCGGCTGTTCGTCTGTAGCGGCTCCCCGCAGTTCGGACACTCCACCAGCGGGCGGACGTTGTCCTCTTCGCGCATCTGCCGCGCCTCTCGCGCAATGGACAGAAGTTGATTCCAACTCACGCGGCCACCAGGTTCGCATCGTTGGACAACGGCTTCCACAGCGCGTAGAAGTCGATGATCCCCGCCGTCAGGTCCGCGCCGCCGATGGTCAGGATGATGTCCTGTCCGTTCGAGATGACGAACGCGGTATTGGTCGCAGCAGCAACGGACTCCACGGTCGTCGTCGGCGTAGCGTCGTGCCAGATTTCATTGGCGATCAATGCCGTGGCGTTCGTGATCTGCGCGATCAGCACCGCAGTGTTGCCCGAAACGCCAAGTTCGAGCGTCGGCGTACCGCCTGATGTCACGGCTCCTTTACAAATGCCGAACACGCTGATCGCGATATCACCCGTCACGGTGAATATCGTGTAGGCGCCCTGAGCTCCGGTATCCACAGCGAAGCTGTAGTTGCCAATCGTCTTGCGCTCTGCCGCGACCGTGAGGTCAGGCATATACGTCATCTAGCTATGCTCCATCGCGTACTCGAAGATGATGTCGAAGTGCGTGGCCGTCGTGAACGTGCCCACTGCCGCTACGGTGATCGCCGTGTTCGCGTCGTTGACCGTGAAACTCGCGCCGTCCGCCAGGATGGTCGAGCCGGTGTCGCCGGCACGGAGTTCGGTGGACTGCGTCATCGACGCCTGCGCGAACACCACCAGCAGCCGAGCCGAGCTTGAAGTCCCGCCGATGTCCACCGACGTTCCCGCTGTGGCTGCGCCGCCGACTGCGATGATGGACGCCTGCACCATGCGGTACGCCACACCCGGCACCGCTGAAAGCAGCGTAAACCCGGCGTTGACTTCCGCCAGCGTTGCGCGCCGGCGGATGTTGTACACGGGACTTGGTGCCCCGGCGACGTTGCTGAAGAGTAGACTGCCGCTACTCCAACGGCTTTTGGTGGTCGTGACTGGCATTTACCTGTATCCCTTCTTACCCATACTCCGCTTGCGCGGTGTTTTCGTCGGCGGTGGTTCCGCCTCCACTTCTTCCTCGGCTTCCGCTGCTGCCGTTTCGGGAATGAGCGTAGCTTGGGCGGGGGCCGACTCTTTGGCCCCCGCCGCTTCTGCCTTGTCGAGTGCGGCCAGTGCCGCCCGTAGCTCCCCGATGACTTCCGACGGTGGCCCAAAGCGCCCCAGCAGCTTGGAGAGTGCCCGGTCGATCGCCAGCCGTACTTCGCTCATGGCTTCGTCGCTCCGCACTTCTGGCACTCTCTCAGCGCCAGCTTCCAATTCCAGACCCAGACGTGCCAACCTTCAGGGCACATTACGCGTTCGCCACACCCGGCCTGAGCAGGCTCGTCAGGTTGGCAGGCTTCCTTTGCGTCTTGAGGCCGAACGGGATGTAGATCACCGATCCGAGCGGTGTGTCCGTCGAACCCAGGTCGGGGATGTTCACAGCGATGTGCGTGTACCCGTCCGAGAGCTGGTCGGCCAGCACCTCGAAGTACAGCAGCAGTTGCACTTCCGCCGTTCCCGCGATGGCCGTGATCTCGCTGGACGCAGCCTGCGTCGTCAGCACCCACGGCTCGTCGTTGTCGAGCGTCGTCTCAGCCTTCGTCCAGTAGTTCGTGATGATGTCCAGGTCACGCGGAGTCCCCGCGTAGCCATCGACTTCCTGGAGATCGAGCGCCATGTCGTCCGTCGTGCCGCTCGCGCTCTTGACGATCAGCACACCCACTCCCTCGCACTCCTGCAAGGAGATGTTCTTGCCGGTGATCGCCGTCGAGAACGACGTCGCCGGCGCCGAACCGTTGCCGATGTCGAACAGCCGCCCCAGACCCCTTGCGTACGTTGCCATGTCCGTGTCCTTTCGCCTCCGCCCTTAGGTGCGGGAGGAATGGGGGGGCTTAGGTGCGCCCCCCTGTGCTTAGTTCCTAGGCTCTTTCGTCAAGAGTTACAAACGGCGAGAGCGTATTTGTCCCCTTGTTCGGTGTGATCGAACTCTGGAGCCAGCCCCGGCCGTCCACCCGCTCGATGACGCGATAGGCGGTGATGTCGTTCTGGAACTTGACGTGCGGCGAGTTCTCGGCCCGCATCTGCATGCGGTCGCCGATCAGGTAGTACCCGAAGTCGATGAAGGCGATGTCCTTGCCCGAACCGCCGCCGCCAACCGTCTCCATCTTCTCGGTGAAGATGACCGGCCGACCGAGAATCGTGACGGGCGGTCCCACCTGGCCGTTGTTCAGCCAGATGGCAGAACCGCCGGTGCCGATCGCAAGGCTCATCGTCGCAAGCTGCGGGAAGGTGTCGATGTTCGCGATCCACACTGCCGAGTTCAGCGAACCGGGGAGCATCCGCGAGTACATCTTCACGATGTTCTCCCAGACGATCGTGTCGGCGGGCTGGCTGGATTCCTTCGCTACCGACACCAGCGCCGGCGAGAGCATCACGCCGAGCGGCTGGCCGACACCCGAACCACGGATGAAGGCGATGTCCTCGAACCAGGCAATCGCAGCTGGGACAAGTTGGTTGATCAGCGCCTCGAACGAGATGATCGAGTCTTGCAGCAGTTCGTTCGGCACTTCGCAGTAGGCCGTCAGCTTGGAAGCGTCCAGCACCACCCGCCCGAAGTTCGCCTCGGACTCCTGCAACGATCCGCCCTCTTCCGTCCAGTACCCGGCGATCCCGCCGTAGACCGTGGAGGCGTTGGACGTGGAGTCGATCGTCGGGAACGGCACCCTCGCCGAGTCCATCGGGATGACCCGCGCGCGCGATCGCACGATGGCCGACTCCAGCGCGACCTTCAGCAGCTCGGCCCGCAGGACTTCCGGCACCAGGAAGCCGCCCGAAGCGGCGTCAAGGCTGGAGTAGTCGTTGCGGATGCGGCGCCAGCGGTCCTGCCCGGCATAGTTGGAGTGCCACGTCGAGGCCAGGAAGTCCGCCATGCTGGTGAACTCGCTGTCGTATGACTTGGTGCCGTCCGTTGACTTGCCCGCGCCCAGCGCGTGCTTGTTGTAGAACCTGCTCTTCGGCTGTTCGAGTTCGGTGATGTTCACCGTCACGTCGGGCCGGTTGACGTCGGCGCCCCATTCCTTGAGCGCGTCCGCCAGACCCTCTTTGAGGCCGTTCTGAATCTCGGACTTGATGTCCGGGCGGCTCTTGTTGATCGCACGGTTGTAGTTCTGCAAGAACTCCATCCGCGTCTCGGCGTTGGCGAAGATCGCCTGCGCTCGCTTTTCGTCGGCCAGAATCTCGGCCAGCTCTTCGCTGGACTCTGGAACCAGCTTTTCGGGTGCCTTCGGTGCTGCGACCATGTGCTTCCTCCTACGCGACGAGTTCCGCCGCCTCTTCCTCCATTTGCGCGAGGAACCGGCTCCAGTCGATTGGTTCCGGCTCTTGCTCCTGTTTGTTGGTGACCTGCTGGCCTTCCATGCGGTCCGCAAGCCCCAGCGCGACGGACTCTGAGTCCGAGAGCCACGTCTCGGCCTTCATGCGGCCGCGCCATTCCTCGGTGGTGCCGCCTGCCTTCTCTGCGTAGATGCCAGCGATGTTGTCAGACACCTTGTCCAGCACCTCGGCCATCTGGTGCATGTCCTCGGCGTTGCCCATCACCAGCCCCGACGCCTCGTGGATCATCATCTGGCTGTGTGGCGACATCACCACCTCGTCCGCCGCCATCAGCAAGAACGACGCCGCAGACGCAGCGATGCCGTCCACGAAGGCAGTGACGGTGGCGGGGTGGCGGGCGATGGCGTTGTAGATGGCGATCCCGTCGTAGACGTCACCGCCTGGTGAGTTCACCCGCAGCGTGACCGTGCTGGCCTTGATCGCCGAGAAGTCCTTGATGAAGTCCGCTGCCGTGACGCCCCAGAACCCGATCTCGTCGTAGATCGTGACTTCGGTTTCGGCCTGCGACTTGTTCTCGATGTGATACCAGCCGCGTCCGGTGTCCTCGGGCTGCTTGTTGGCGTTGAGGAACGCCACGAGCTGGTTCACCGCTGAGACGGGGTTCAGGCTTGAGAACTTCGGTAGCGCCATGTGGTTCCTCGCGAGACGCGAAAAAGCGCCCACTCGGGGCGCTTGGCCCGCGAATGGACGCTTCTGGCTCGCTCGGAACGCGCAGCGTCGACCTAATTTGTTGGCGCGAGATTAAACTAGCACGCCTATCTTGTCAAGCGGACGGAACGCCACGTTGCATTTCCAGCAGTACAGCTCGGGGTTTCCGGTGACGTCGATCGCGATCTTCTTCCCGCAGATGTGCCGCACTTCATCGATCACGTTCGTCGCTTCTTCTTGCGGTGGCGACAGTTGCGGCACCACTGGCTCCGGCAGTTCGAGCTTCCCGCGCCGCACCACGATCGGCGTCATGTTCGACGGCACCAGCAGCGTCCCCTCGGCCTCGGGGTCCAGCCCCATGCCGTCGCGGGCCTCCTCCCAGAACGCAGCCCCCGCGCCGAGATTCTTGCGCCAGCGGTCCTGTACCTTGTCCACGTCCTCCTGCAACGCCTTGATGTCCGACAGGTCGAAGCACACGTCATCGATGCCGCCGAACTGCGGAACCAGCTTCAGGTTCAGGACGTCGTCCATGTCGGACAACTCCGGCGTCATGGTGAGGTCCCAGAACACCTGCCAGTCCTGCCGCTTGTTGGCGTAGCTGGAGGACTCATACCCGATCAGCAGGCCGATAATCGAACCGGGGATGCGGAAGGCCATCGAGATACGCGCCTCGTTCACCGCGTCCAGTTCCTTCGGGATGGCGTCCCGCAGTCCGCGGCTGAGTCCCATCTGCGTGTATGAAGCCTCGTTCTGGTCCAGCACCAGGAGTTCGTGCCAGCCGCCCCGCCCGAACTGCTTCTTGAACCGCTGGCGAATCTCGTCCTTCGCGTCCTGCCCCAGTCTTTGCTTGACCGTCAGCACCGCACCCGGCCCAGCCCCGCCCTGCTCGAAGAACGTCCGCAGGAAGTCGCCCGTGTTGGCGTCGATCCCCACCCGGCGCATGATCACCATGATCGGCGACATGCCGTAGTAGTCATCGAGCGGGTTGCGCTCCTTGAAGTGCAGCACGTCCGCTTCGGGATAGACGATCTTGTCCGTGCCCGTGTTGTACTCGTATCCGGCGATCCCGCCAGGGCCGGGGATCACCTTCACGCGGTCAGGCCGCAGCCGCCACAGTTCCGCCACGGCGCCCTTCACCGGCCCCGACTGGAACCGCGAACACAGCGCGTAGGCGTTGCCGGAGATTTTCTTGTCCATCTCGACGGTGCCCCAGAACTGGCCCTTCGACACCATCGGGTTTGGGTTGTTCAGTAGCTTCACCAGCGGGTGGTTCGGCAGCGGCTCATAGAAGCCGTTGCGGATCATCCGTGCATCCGCCTCGGCGTGGGACAGCCCCTTGAACACGAGCTGGTTGTAGGCGGTGCGGACTTCCTTCCGCGACACCGGCGCTTCGCGCCTATACCGCCGTCCGACGATCTGCGGCTCTGACGCCGAGTCGCCTAACAGGTCGACGCAGGCGTAGACGATCTCGTTCGTCGCGTACGCCCGTGCGTACTGGAGGTACCCGCCCTGCGGTGTCTGTGCGCCGAGATTGCCGCCCCACGTTGGCGAAGGTGGCGCCTCGTTCCGTATGAGTCGCGCCCACGGTGCGAAGAGTTTCAT